TGTTCATCAGTAGTATCTGTCTTAGGTAAGTCTTTGTACCACTTAGGCATAAATCTAGCAGTAGGTTGAACTGGTGCCCACTTATCCATACCTGTAATATGCGAATAGTATTCTACTCTAGGGGGCGAATAACTCTTCGTTGATAACCATTGAGCAAAGTCGTAAATTAACTCTCTCACTTCTTTTTATTCCTATGTTTTTGTAAAATATTTTTTGTCTTTACTTCAGCGATAGATTTAGAACGATAACTGTCTAGATTAGAACCTGGATTCTTTTCTGCTATCTTAGACATAACTTCTTTGAACCCACCGGGAACTTTATCTCTAATGGATACACTTCCCAATATCGCAGGAGCAGTAATCACTTTATCTAAGTGAGGATTTGTTTTTTGAAAATCATCAAGTTCAGTATATGACATGAAGTGGTCTTCAACTTCTCCGGTTGCTTGATTAATAAAACTGTATGTAGGCATAATGTATTATACTCCAATAATATTATTTAGTTAGTGCATTTGCTTACGCTTGAGTTCTTCCATATAATTAATTACTTTTTGCCAGTAATCTTTGAACCAAGGGTCTTGTGCGTTATGCTTTGCTTTATATAGATATCGCAGTCTGCGATTGATTGTTGGAATATTCATACCAATACGGAACCTCTCTTTTTCTCCAGTTAGCAAAACCTTTCTTTGCTTCCATATAGAAATTGCGATATGCAGAGATACTATCATCTTCAACCATGCACTGCGGAAACTCTTTCATTGCTTGTGGTGGTTCTACAAAAGGTGTATCTGCAATATTCTTAGGTGGGGTTTTTAGAATTTCGTGCAGTAGCGTATAACTAAGGTGTTCGTTTTCGTATCGTAACTGGAACTCTTTATACAGTTCGCACCAAAGGTCGTACAACCATGTGTAGTGAGAAACAGACTGCCTAACCCAAATAGCACTAGGATGGTTGACATGACACGCTTTATATATTGTATTCTCTTCATTAGGGTTATTCAAACGCCAGCGTTTGACTTTTCTATTATTCTTACTATAAGCAGTATATTCTTCACCGTCTAAGACCCTATGAGCGGTACTCATAAGTTGAGCGTACTCAACAAGCATTTTAGAAACGTGTTTATCAACGTGCCATTCTGCACATTGCTTTGGGTCATTGTGTAGGTAGAATATATTCATCACCAAGGTCCTCGCATATTGAAAGTTCAAGATAGATAGAATCCAGATACATCATCATATCATTCATTTGATAGTGTACTTGTATTAATATCACACATATTATAATAAGTAAAGCAAAAATTACAGATAGTAAAACTTTTACCATTTGTCCTCTAACTTCTTTTGAAGTTTACGCCAACGCTTTACTGCTTCTTTTTTTCTACGTTGTTTTTTCTCAGATGGTTTTTCGTAGAATGATTTTTGTTTTAGTTCTTTGAGAAGACCTGACTTCTGAACTTTACGTTTGAAAATCTTTAGTGCTTTCTCAATGTTACCATCACGAACAGTAACTTCTAGACCACCATCTTTAGGTTTATCTTTCCAGTTACTTCTTCGTGGTTTGTTGTAATTGTTATTAAATGTTCTCATACTACACACTATACTCTAATTGTTTACATTTGTCAAGTCTTTTTATGGCAATAATCATTCGGCGAACTTTATGTGAATTTGATTAGGGTCTTCTTCTATTCTTGTCAATAAGTCTTGTTCATATTTATGAAAGTTCATGGCAATAGTAATTCTATTCTTTTGCATCAAATCACTATCTTGATATTTACCTTTTCTAATATATGGCACCGAATGCATCATATAACCAGGAAATATAATCAAAGTTCCTGCCGTTGCAAATTTCTCATGCAATCTCTGTGTAACTTCTGTTTCTCCACCAGGAGTATTATCGTATCGACTTTGTACTGTATAATAGTTAGGATTATGAAAGCAAGTAGGTATAGTATCATTTGTTACATAATAAACTGCACAGACTTCATGCACACCATGATGATGTGCTTCTTGAAAGTGATGACTTTCATCATACTTGTTCCACCAACATTGAGTAACTTTATTCGGTTTAGAAGGTTCGTACCAACCAACCTGAACCATGTATTGATTGACTGCTTCGTTAACTGCTTCTAAAAAGTCTGAATGACGTTTTGTGAATTCCATTGACAAGGCATCATTCTCAAAAGATGTTTTTACTTTACAGTCCCAAACTCTTGCGCCAGTATGTTCATCTATGTCTGATGATAGGTTTTCTATTGTTTCTTTAATTTTATCATTGTCTACTTTTTCTAGTAAACTCATCTCACCTATGGGGTGAGGAAATACATAATCAATATTCATCATAATATTATCCACTATATTTTGTCTATGTTATCGTCATCTTCTTTTACGATATCTGTTCGTACTCTCTTCATGTCTCTTGGAATTGAACCGTCATTTCTTCGTATTACTTTATATTCATCTACAGTTAATATATCTTTTAATCCCATATAGTCACCTTCAAAATAACTTGCAGATATTGTGTAATTTTCAAAATTTCTTACATGAACAACTCTAGCAAGTGATCCATGCTTTCGGCGGTCGTGAGGTTTAATAACTTCAATCACATCACCAGGAAATAGTTTTGATGTTTTTGGATATCTCTTATTACCATAGTAGACATGAGTTGCTTCATCATCAACTTCATCTTCTAAAATAAACTTGAGACCTTCTTTCTTTAATGCTTCTCTATCAATATATCCTTGTTGGTCAAGTGCTTTCATATTTTTTCTAGATATTTCAGCAGGTACATCTTTTAGCATTGCCGCCATAATATCACCAGGACTAATGACACCAACCTTACTAATAACATCACCTCTCGTAGTGGTGTTCTGGTGTCTACTACCACCGACAACATATTGAGTATCGCCTTTAGGAGTTATTTTTCGTTGCGTCTTTTCGTAATCTGATTCCGACATTTTTCATCCTCTTATATAATATAATAGTATTTATACGATTTGTCAAGTTATAAATAATAACATAGTATATATATCGAGGTTAGAATGACAAGAAAATTTTCAGATATCAAAGATGACTTGTTTATTGAACAAGCGAAAGAACTCAATGAAGGTGTATACGATCCAGGTATCTTCAAAGCATTCTTCTTAGCAGGTGGTCCTGGTTCTGGTAAGTCATATGTTCAGAAAAGAACGACTGGTGCTAGAGGTCTTAAAGTAGTAAACTCAGATGATATATTTGAGAAGTTACTGAAAGACGCTGGTATGGAGACTGTACCTAAAGATATCTATTCAGATAAGGGTCAAGCACTTCGTGGTCGTGCAAAAGAAATAACTAAAGCAAGACAATCAAATTTTCTAAAAGGAAGATTAGGTCTAGTTATAGATGGTACTGGTAAAGATATTTCTAAGATACAGAAACAAGCAGGTGCCCTCAAAGGATTAGGTTACGATACTTATATGATTTTCGTAAACACTAGTGAAGAAGTCGCACAAGAACGCAATCAGCAAAGAAAGCGTACTCTTGCTAGAGATGAAGTTACAAGAATGTGGAATGAAGTTCAAAAGAACATCGGTGGATTTCAATCACTATTTGGTCAGAAAAACTTTATCATTGTTGATAATAATGAAGCAACAGATGTATATCTCAGTTCGGTTTGGAAACACGTTGGTAAATTAGTTAAACAAAAAGTAACTAATTATATCGCTAAAGCATGGATCGAAAATGAACTAAAAAAGAAAAGAAGATAATTATCTTTCTTTATATCCATTCACTTCTTCTACTAAACGCTTTTCTAACTCTGCTACTGTGAATTGATTTTCACGATAGCGTAGAGGATTGCCTTCGTACAGATTGATTGCAAAAAGTTTATTTAGAAATTTCATCATAGTCAATATCCTTTCCTAGCATTAATGATTTTGCTTCTTTATAATATCCCATTCTAGATAATTCAGATGCCGCTCTTGCTCTACCAGCGGATTCAGTAAACGCACATACTGATACTAATACTGCTAAAAAGACCGCTCTTATTTTTGTACAAATTTCACAAGTAAATTCATAACTATTGTGTAATGCTACACCTATTGACATTAGGTTCTCCTCCCATTTAAATATGATTGATAATACGAGATACAGTCAGCATCTTGTAAATGTTTAGTGTCGTTTGCAAATTCTGTTCTTATAAACCTGACCATATCTGCATTGGTAGGTTTAGGTTCAAATAATTGTTTGATCCATGTTACTATAGTCTTCATTTTATTCCTCTATGCACGCCAAAGTGCTTGACACACTATCTCAAATGTGTTATACTATGTTTCTAGTTATGTGAAAAGTGTAAATCAGTGACCCAACTTACGCAACTATATATACAATGAAACGCCGGAAACGTCAGTATTACTGATGTTTATTTGGCAGAACAGATGTGACAAAATTGCACATATACATAGTACTATAATATAATGGAGACAGTATTGAAAGTCAGATTAATTAGTTACAGTCAACCACATGAAAATGAACTTTATGTAGGTCAAGACGTACAAGAACTTATCGCTTATTGCGCCAGAGTTTCTAACCCATCAAATCAACTCAATGAAGACACATCGGCAAAACTGTTGTCGTATCTAGCAAAACATAAGCATTGGTCACCTTTTGAAATGGTGTCTGCTTGTTTAGAGATTGAGACAACAAGAGATATCGCAAGACAAATCTTACGGCATCGTAGTTTCTCTTTTCAAGAATTCAGTCAACGCTATGCTGATCCCACAACAGATTTAGAATTTGTTCGCAGAGGTGCTAGATTACAAGACCCTAAGAATAGACAGAACTCTATTGATGCGGCGCCTCAGTCTATACAAGATATGTGGGATATGAAGCAACAAGAAGTTATCGCAAAGTCTAAAGAAGTATATGAGTGGGCGATTGAACAAGGCATTGCTAAAGAACAAGCAAGGGCAGTTCTACCAGAAGGTTGCACAATGTCTAGAATGTATATGAATGGAACATTACGTTCATGGATGCATTATATAGAATTAAGAAAAGAGAATGGAACTCAACGAGAGCATATGGCAATCGCAGAAACTTGTGCAGAAGTTATTGCAAAAATATTTCCACTTGCTAAGGAGTTGTAGTGAGTAATATAGTATCTCTTTTTCCTAGTGCAATTTACATAAAAGATACTCGCATTGATACTAGTGATATGCTACAGGTTTGCTTAGATATTGAAAGTGAAGACCATGGTCTATTACACGGCGAAGCACAAAGCACCTTCACAACTGAAACTAACATCTTAGAGCATTCATCTTTTTCTTTAGCAAAGTCTGTCATCACATCTGAAGTGCGAACCTTTGCAAAACAAATCGGTATCAATATGAAAGATGTGAAGTTAGGTAGAAGTTGGTTCAATATTCAAAAGCAAGGTTCTACTATAATGCAACATAATCATAGACGCTCGGTTATCAGTGGAGCATTTTATATTCACGCTGATAAAGATGCGGCGCCTATCACTTTTGCTAATCCGCTCATGGCACATAAGATGTACGAACCATCTGTAGGAGGTAGTACAGATTACGATGTTGAGTTTATAAATATATCAGCAGAGACAGCAAAACTGGTTCTGTTCCCATCTTGGTTAGAACATTATGTAGGATACAATAATTCAGACATGAGAGTTACACTTTCTTTTAATTTTTCTTAGGAGTTTCAGATGATTAAAAAAATAAAAACATATTTTAAAAAGTGGATTGCTGATATGGAAGAAAAAAACAAACCTGTTGGGTATCTCGGTCGAGATTTATCAAAAAATAATTTAAAATAAATTACAAGTCATTGAAATGCAACAGTTTTTTGTTGCATTTTTTTGTGGATTTCCCTTGACATTGTGGTAAACATCTGTTATATTATATAAGTAAGATGAATTGAAACAAAGAGAGGTTATTATTATGGCGTATATTTCACAAGAAAAGAAAAAAGAACTTGCTCCTGCTATCAAAGCAGTTGCCAAGAAGTTTGGTATGAAAGTTACTATCGGTATCAACAACCATTCTTCTTTAGTTGTTCGTGTTAAAGAAGGTCCTTTACAGTTCGATGACTATGAGCAAGTCAATGTGTATCATGTAGAAAAGTTCTACGGTACTGGTACTAAGCAGACTGCATTTCTAGAAGAGATGGTTACTGCAATGAAAGGTGAAGGTTGGTTTTGCGATGACGATGCAATGACTGATTACTTCCATCGTTCTTATTACACCGACATTCATATTGGTCGTTGGGATACCCCTTACATTCAAACTGCCGCATAAGGAGATTTATAATGCGTATCAAAGGTGCAATGACAGTTCTAAACAAACGTGCAGAGTTTTTCGGCACTACTGTTGAAGAATTAGTTCAATGGATAGACAATGGTTTCGATGAAAACCATACTACACTTGTGGCATATGAAGTCTACAAGATGGATCAAGGTTATCGTTGGTCTGGTGAGAACTTTGAAACATGGGTGAAAGCATGATAAGAAAAAAGAAATCGAATCCTGAAGTAGTTTTTGACCTGACGGGTCCTCAAGGTAATGCCTTCTTCTTGTTAGGTCAAGTAAAGTCGATTGGCGAGTATCGTGGGTTCTGTGCTACGCAGATTAAAAATATCTGTGATGAAATGACTTCGGGCGATTATGAGAACTTAGTCAGTGTGTTTGACAATTATTTCGGTGACTATATAATACTAGAAAGGTAAAGGTGGAAGGTTAAAGTTTCTTTTGTTTCTGAAAAGGGGACACCCTATATAGACATCAGTTATAGACAATCCATACTTACCACGGTGAAAGTAACGGTAAAAGATTATTTTCACTTCCACGCAACTCTTGCCGTCAAGACACTTGACAATTCCATAGTAATATAGTATAGTTAAAAAACTAATCGTACACACTGTCGCACAAGGAGATAACGATGCGGTACTTGAAGAAGAATGAAATGTTTATTGATAATTTTCCCACTTATAATTTTCGTGGTTTCGTGTATACCCCTAATACTCATGCTGGTAAAGTTTACCACACAGTAGTAAAAGACTGTCGATTTGTGATTGACCTATCTGGTCCTTCGAATGCAGTCTTCTCTAGAAAAGAATTCATTGATAATGTGAATAAAGTTCTGTTGCAAAAAAGATGGCAACATTGAAAAAAAGTACTTGACAAAGTATATTAATTAGTGTATTATGTAATAGTAAGATGAAATTAAAGAGAGGTTCTAAATTATGAAACAAGTTACTATAGAAAACATTAACGACTACATCGACTATATCATGGATGATTATGTTGATTGGTGTGGTAAAGCAAACATCGGTTCTACGCAAATGAGCGAGACTAAGTATTTTGCTGAAGAAGGTCGTAATTACATTAAGATTGTTCACAAGAAGATGGGCGGTCAGAGTAGTGTTCATTCATTCATCGTCAAGAACGCAACGAAGAAGTTCGGTGTTGGTGATATTCTTATGGCGGCATCGTGGAAAGCACCTGCTACAAACTTTGCGAGAGGCACTATCTTTGATGCTGAGACTTGGACTGGACGACTACGATGGACTGGAATTATGTGATGCAACTTGAACTATTAAAAAAATATTTGAAAATGCTTCTAGCAGAAGTTGCAAAAACTGAAAAGCAAATTGAAGAAGAAAAACTAATCAAGGAATTCAACGATAACTGTGAATAATAAAGATGCATTTTTATGTGGATTTCTCTTGACAATGATAACCCTTTATGGTATAGTATACCTATAATGAAAAAGGAGATGTTATGAAAAAACTAGTATTGACGTTTGCCGCTCTTGCGATGATGACTACTACTGCTACTGCAGACCAGTGGAAACTTCCTGCAAAGAGTATATTCAATGATAGCAATGTTGCACTTCAGTTACCTGAAGAGTTGAATTACTTTTTGAAAGGTGGCATTAATGTGAACAATGTTCTTGGAGCAGTTATCGGTACTGTGATTGATCCTCGTGGTTATCACGGAAGTGCTTACCCTAATGGAAAGCGTCCGAAACTAAATTATAAACTCGGTAATATGGGAACAGGTAAATGTTATCCAGATCCAAAAGGCAATGGTATTTACTGCCCTTAATATTTGTTCTGTCTGGTTGCACTACAACAGAACTTGCAATCGATATGTATCAAAGTTGCAAGTACCGAGATAAGTGTCCAGTTGAGTTAGTTGGTGATTGGTTAAGTGGAAAGTAGTTATGGATGCACCGTGTGATTTTGAACAAGCAATAGAAACTAATTGGCAACATACAATAGAAAAAGTTTCTAATATAAACCGAAAAGTTTTTCCTTACATAGATGACACTCGTAAGTGTATTATGAAAATGGATGTAACTATCAATGGAGTTGAACATTACACCTCTGGTGATTATGTCTTCGGTCCTGATGCTACAGAAAACTATGCTTGTGAACAAGCAACCATCAAAGCAAAGAAACAAATTATATCTAAAGTTTCTCCAGAAGTTCTGACTTCGAAAACTGAAATGAATTGTTCAGTACGAAAAACAGAAGAACCTGTATTGGCACAGTCTGACACATTACCGACACATACACCAGCACCACAACCTGAGGTGAAAGTTATAGAGCGTGTGATAGTTGAGAAACGACCATCAGTAATTGTTGAAAGACGAACACAACCTACCATTACTTTTATTCCAATGACTGGTAATAGTGGGTACATTCAAACTAATCCTGTTGACAAAGTTATATCAAGTATGGTACAGTTGTTAATAGGTCAGAATAATTATTAGGAGTATATTATGAAGTATGTGATAGGATTTATCTTGGGTGTAGTTGTACAATACAACTTTCCTGATTTGATGACAAACATTAATCCAATCGATTGGTTTGTCGATAGTGGTCTTCGTGACCAGACTGTAGACGTTCTAGAAGGAGTGAACAAGTGAAACAGTTTTATATAATGCCTGCCGCCCTACTCGCACTCGGTGCTTGTAGTAATACCAATGTAGATACTGCAAGTATAGCACCACCTACTGTTGCTGATGTTGCATCGTATGAGTACAAATCAAATGTTGTAAAAGATAATGTTGATGTAATCCCTAAGTGGTTTACTGAGATGCCAAGTGATGATAAAGCAATCTATGCAGTCGGCACTTCGGTGACACCTGATTTACAACTCTCTGTTGATATGGCAACAATGTCTGCAAAGACAACTCTTGCTGACCGCATCAATGGTCGTGTGAGTAGTCAAGCAAAATCTTTTATCTCAAAGATTGGTTCAGATGAAACTGATACTGCAGTCTTATCAGAAGTAGAAAAGGTTACTAAGAACCTTATTGCTGATGTTGATGTTGCTGGTTACAAAGTATCAGAAAGTAAGATTGTATCTAGTGGTACACAGTATCGTGCTTTTATCTTACTTGAGTATTCAGATATAGAAGCACAGAAAATTCTTCTTAATCGACTTCGTAAAGACCGTATGTTGCTTTCAAAGATTTCTGCAACGAATGCATATCAAGAACTTGATAGTGCAGTATCAAAAGCAGAAGAAAAAGTAACTGCAGAGAATGATGTTATCACGGAGATTTTAACACAATGAGTAATCAACGTCCTGGAAAATATCAGAGCAAAGCAATGTTCAATGACAATGGTTCAATGCTTCGACAAGTAATCAACTTTGCAAAAGAAGCAGAGAAACTACTAGAAGAAAAGGGCGAAGAAGATTCCGCCTTTTACTTCGGTCAGTTGAAAGACTGGTTAGTAGATAATCCCGGTAAGGGTTTTAATGAGAAGACCCATAGAATATTGGGACTATGACGGAGTGTAGGTCAGTCTGGTAGACCACTCGCTTTGGGAGCGAGATGTCGGAGGTTCGAATCCTTCCACTCCGACCAACTATATATTATTATATGGAGATAATATGGAAGAAGTATATACCACTATGGATATTATGAAGCGTGATATCCATGAATTAGAAAAACAGAAATACGATTTGATAAAGAAGAATGAAGCACTTCGTATTGAAAATGAAAATCTGAAAAGGCAGTTGTTTGAAAGCACTTCGTCTGGACAGAATTTCTTAACTGAGTAGGTATCTTATCTACCCGTAGTTCAGTTGGATAGAACAACGGATTTCTAATCCGTAGGTCGTGGGTTCGAATCCTACCGGGTAGGCCAACTCATATTTTGGAGAACTAAATATGGAAGATAGAAAAAAATTAAATGATGTTTTCTTGACCGAACCTATTGGCGCTTTTGAGAGCGACAGATACACAGATAATAAAGGTATCAAACGATGGCGAGATACCGACCAACCAATTGAAAGCGAACTAGAGCAAAAAGATTGGGACCCGAAACAAATGGAGTTTAATTTTGATTTACCGAGTATATGATAATCTTTTTGATAAAGATACAGTAAGTAGATTTCTTGCAGATGCTAAGTCAGAACATTATGATATAAACTGCACCGATGATAATAATCATTTGTCCGGTGCTAGTTCTGCAATGCATAATCATTCATATACCTTCAGTAAACTATCTGCAATTATAGATGATAAGATAGAAGAGGTTGCAGAACTAGACCTTTATGATTGTCACTACAACGTATTCTTTGAAAGAGAAGTTACTAACTGGCACGTTGATAATAATAATGAAGATTCCATAACACTTATTTACTATTGTAATTCTACTCCAGATAAAGAAGGTGGTACTGAAATCTACGATCCTGAGACACATCAAGTCACAAGTATTCTACCAGCGCCTGGACGTATTATGATTATGCGAGGAAACTGTTTACATCGTGCAACTTCTTTTCGTGGTAGTAGAAGATTTACAATCGCATACAAGTACAGACCTTTCAGTCCTGATGGTATTTGATGGCCGTGGATTTCTTTAGAATTGACGACAGAATATATCAGCAAAGTTTAGACTGGT